GACGGAGCAGGAGAATTTGACCATGAAATCCACATAGCGGATGAAGCGTTTGCGGATGCTATACGTATTATTGAATCCCTTGAACCTGCCGATGTTGTTCCGGTGGTACGCTGTGATAATTGCAAGTATTACGGCTCAAGAAGATGGTGTGAACTGCATAGCAGTGTTTTTGATGACAACGCATTTTGCAGTTACGGCGAAAGGAGAAATGAATCATGAGTTATTTCCCGACAGACATTCCCTTTATGTCAGACGAAGAACTGATCGAAAACGGTCTCAAAAAGCCGTACAAAAAGCCGGAGATTATCAACAGCAAAGACCTTGTTCCGGTGATCAGATGCCGGGACTGCAAATTTCGCGAGAATGATGATTTTTGCACAGGGCGAGGGTTTCCTTACCAACTTGTGCCAGATGACGGATTTTGCGACAAGGGAAAACGGAAGGAGTAAGAGCATGAGCAAAGAAGTAGAACAGATTATCAACACCCTTTGTGACAAACTGGGCGTAGCGGCAAACATCCTTGTGCCTGAGATGGCCAGATACAACATTGCGCGGCTGGCATTCTTGACGGTAGTGCAGGGAATCCTTTTAATTGTTGTTGCAGCTATTATCGTAAGGCTCGTAAAGTATTGTCTTACCAGTGAAAATGTAGATGACGATGAGAGAGTAATATCGGTTTTCCTGACAAACCTGATCCCGGGACTCGTATTAGTGTCCTTGGTTGTTTGTACAATCTCAAGCGCCACAGACCTGATCGGCTGGATCGCATCGCCGACAGCATCGGCAGTTAAGGAAATCACAAGCATGATTAAGTGAGGTTAAAGCATGGGAAAGAAGTATGTTGTTGAGATTGGAAGATTAGAGCGTTTGTATAAAGCATCTATCAGCGCAAAAGGAATGCCGAATATGACATGGTTGTCGCCAGAAGTTGACCTTACGCCCTACACCGAACCGGACCTTGAGCAGGTCAGGAAAGCGGCGTATGACAAAGGATATGCCGATGCAAAATGCGGCTATGAGAACGGCTTTGAAAATGGAATGATTGTTGCGTGGGATGCGGCGAAGAAACTGTATGGAATCGACTGGGATGATCTTTGTGAACTTTTCGGTAAAGTTTCCGTAAGGTCGGAGGTTTTGGACATGTTCACCGCTTCCGAAGCCATAGAGAAAATTCGGCAGTATGAGCAGAGACAGGAAGAGCATATACAGGTCGGGGATGAAGTCATTCCGAGAGAAACAGAGTACGACACAATGATTGTGACCCGTTTGTGGAAAGATGATTATGATTCCGATTGTATTGACGCAATAGGATTTGATGGGCGAATCAGTAGTTTTCTTGTGTCAAGAGTTTCCAAAACGGGTAAACACTACGAAATCGCCGCAGTCCTTGAGAAAATGCGGGAGGGGCAGGATGAGTAAGTACACCATTGAACTGACAGAAAAACAGCTTTCCATCATCCAGAACGCCCTCGAAGAGTGGTTCAGGCTCCGCATGGGACAGGGCGGCGACTTCTGTGACGACCTTGCACGGATGGAGACAGATTTGGATCCAAAGAACCCGGAACATGAGCGCTTGTTTGATGCATACATCGCCCGGAGGGATCACATGCGCGAGATAATGGGAGCGTTTTTTAGAATCGCCTTCGAGCCGTTTGGATACCTAAAGAAAAAGACTGATGATATGCTGATAGCAGAAACTGTATGGGATTCTATACGGTGTGCCAGAGGACAGAACAGGTGGGGACAGCCGTTGGTACTTGGTGGCGAACCTTGCCCGAAGATCGAGAAGGAGGAGCAGGATGGCTAAGAAACGGCACCGCACAGCTTTCCAGAAGGCCACGGCAGACCTTGAAGCGGAAATGCACCGGCAATGCGCTATCCTCTATTCCGCGACCGCGCTCGCCCTGCACCGTCACTGGAACAAGGGCACGCAGGCCATCACGCGCCTGCTCGACATCACCGGCGAGGTCTGGCATTCCTGTGCGATGGATAACACAAAATCCATGGTGCAGATGTGCGAGGAAGAGACCGGCATCGAGATCAAAAACGAGACCGGGAAGTCATGGCGCGACCTGGCATATCTCAACAACAGCTATCCGCAGATGACTAACGCCCAATGGGCATATATGCGCATCCGGCAAAAGCAGTGGATAGCGCCGCAAATCATGGCGTGCATCATGGTCGCGCTCCATCGCAAGTACGGCTTTGGCTTCGAGCGGCTCTCGCGCTTGTACAACCAGATAGACGCGATCCGGACGGAGTACAATCTCGACCCGGACAAGCTGCGGGAGGCGTGCCGCGAGGAAACACACATTGATGTTCATGAGGTCTATACAAGACCGAGGGAGGGGAAAGTTGTTTGATTTTATCAGTTATGTAAGAGACTCAGGCCTGCAGGTGAGGATCCTTCCGCCGACGGCAGGTGTGCTGATCAGCCTGGAAGTCCGGGACCCGGCAACAGGATACTGCGAACATCAGGCGATCACAGACAGGGACGCGGCAAAATGCAGCAACATCGACAAGTATACCGGAGCGGTCCTCGACAGCATGGCCGCGAGGATAGGAGCAAAGAAGGCACAGCTCTATGCCAGCCGGCATACATCCAGGCAGATGCAGGAGAGAGAGGATTTCTTTCGGGGGAAGTAAATGACAGCTAAGGAGTACTTACAGCGATACAGGGCGGCACAGAAGGAAGCGGAGGATGTGGAGCTGAGGATCACCCAGCTCCGCCTCAGGTATGCGGCCCCCTCTGCAATTGAATACAGTGACATGCCCAGGGCTCATGACAGTGAGCATGACCTGTCTGACTACATGGCAAAAATGGATGAGCTGACATCATACCTGGTCGAGAAGTATAAGCGGTGCATGGGAATCGAGGTGGATATCTACCAGAGGCTCGACACTATGGAGAAGCAGGAAGAACGTGAAGTGCTCCGGTATCGATACATTGACGGCATGAAGTGGGAAGAGATCGCAGAGAAAGAAGGAACTGTTCTGAGGAATATCTATTTCATTCATGGCCGGGCACTGCAGAACTTCCCCATGCCGGACTAAGTCTTCATTGTTTTTCACTATTCATGTCCTTTATACTATAAGCTGGACATGATGAGAAATACGCATACTTTTCATTTGATCCTCCTTTGAATCGGGACGCCGCGCTGTCACAGGCATGGCGTCCTTTTGTGTCCGGCGATTCGCTACCCGCCGGCGCTAAACAGTTGCCTGGACTTCTTGTCCCGCGCAGGCCGACAGCGCGTAACAAACGATGGCAGGCGGGTCGGAAGGCCCGCTTTCTTTTTACCCCGGGCGGGGTGTCTATCCCGGGGGTGGGGGTATAAACAGAGGGAACGGGGGTGCGTTTTAAACCCACCCTCCCCGTCGCACACACACAGGAGCATACGCATGGCACGATCATCACGCTGGCCGTTCGTTAGGATGCAGGCATGGAACAGAGATAAAAAGCTGCGGGCTGTCTGTCACATTTGCGGCGAACCGATCGATTACTTCCTACCCCCATCCTCCGGGCCGGATGCCTACGAGCCGGATCATCTGATACCTGTTCACATGCGGCCTGATTTGGAATTGGATCTATCCAACATCGCACCATCGCATCGGCGCTGCAATCGTCAGCGCGGAGACGGAACGAACGGAACGAATACAATCGGAGAACGGTCGCGCGTATGGTAGGGGCCAGGAAATCTTTTAAATAATTTGATTTTCTGAGACCACCTCCATCGCAGTGATATCTCCCCCCGAACGTTCAAACAAATTTTTGAGGTGCCGGATGAATGCAAGGCAGAAGAAAAACTACAAAAAGAGTCCCGACACTCTCATAAGGGCCATCCTGTCTCTGCAGAAGAAACTGGAGGACAATGAAGCACGGTTTCTCGAGGAACCGCTCCGCGTAATGGTTGAGACAGGAGAAGGCAATCTCGTACCCCGGGCAAATCCCTTCGTGCAGGAATATCGGGCCATGATCAGGGACTTTTCGGCTGCAGTGAAGGCGTACAAGGATATAACCGGAGACAAGGACGAGCCGGAAGTCAGCTCCCTCGACAGCATCCGCGCATGTCTTAAGGTGGCGAAATGATGGGAAAAACTGAACCAAGGCTCTTTACTCCTCCGCTTCGGGAGTTGACGCCTGCGACCTCCCTGGGCTTTGCGTGTGTAGAGTATGCAAAATCCGTATTAAAAAAATCGCTGTATCCATGGCAGGAGTGGGCATTGATCCATGCTTTGGAAATCGTCGGAGAGCTTGGCGGAGAATGGAAATTCAGATTCCGCACGGTTCTCTTTTTGATTTCAAGGCAGAATGGCAAGACGGTCCTTTCCGAGGTGATCGCATCCTTCTTCCTGAATATCCTCTGTGTAGATTCCATTTTCGGCACATCTCTAAGCCTGGATAAAGCAGAGGAAGTTTGGGAGGCGGTCGTGCAGGATCAGGAGAGTATTCCGGAACTGTCCGCAGAACTCCAGCGGGTCGGCAGGACAAACGGAAGCAAGAAACTCGTACTGACAGGCCTCAGACAGTATAAAGTCGGAGCACCTACAAGACGCGCAGGCCGTGGCGACAGTAATGACCTTGTAATGCTCGACGAGATACGTGAGCAGAGAGACTGGGAGACATGGGCGGCGTCCGTAGCGTCTACGAATGCGAAGCCGAACGGCCTTGTTGTCTGCTTTTCCAACGCCGGAGACCCTGACAGCATTGTTCTGAGACAGCTTAGAGCGCAGGCAATCAGCAGTATTACTGGAAAAGATGCGGTTGATTTTGACGGAAACGTTGATGGATCCACGCTCGGCCTGTTTGAATGGTCATCTCCCGACGGAGCAAAGACCGACGACATGGATGCTCTTGCGCAGGCAAATCCTGCATTAGGGTACGGATATCTGACAGAGCGGGCACTGCTATCGAACCGCGCGACATTCCCGGAAAACAAATTCCGGTCGGAGTGCATGTGTCAGCAGGTCGAAACGATCCTTCCTCAGCCATTTCCCGACGGAGCATGGGACGCAGGACTCGACAGCTTCTCACAGATAGCACCGGAATCCGAAATCTATTTTGGCATCGACCTCTCGCAGAACAGACGATGGACGGTTATCGCCGCAGCGGGACTGCGGGAGGACGGCAATATGCACATCGAGGTCATTGCCAGACAAATCGGTACGGAATGGGCATATAAATGGTTTGAGGAACGGCAGAAGACAAAGCCGATGAATCTTGCGTTTCAAGGCCGGGGATGTCCTGTTGTTGGCCTTGCGGAGCAAATTTGCACACTTCCGAATGTGAACCGGATGCCGATTGAAGGCGGCGAATTGTCCGCATCGTGGGGGCGGTTCTGGGACGCGATTGCGGCAAACGAGCCGGAGAGCGTGCGGGGCGGGATGAAGATATTCCATCTGTCTCAGCCTGTTCTCGATGCCCCTGCAAAGACGATGCAGTTACGAAGCCTTGGCGGGGGCGTGGAACTTCCTGACAGGATAAAAAGTCCGGACGACCCGTCCCCGATGATAGCATGCTTTGTCGCATTCGCCGCGGCGACCCAGACGAGAAGGCAAGATAAAAAGATTTATGACAGCAGTTATGCGCAGGGAAATCATCTTGTTTTTGTTTAGTTAAATACATGGCGCAGATAGTGACCTGCGGAGGGGGCATAGACATGCCAGTGATTCAGAGATTAAAAAACCTATTCGGACGAAATGTGTTCTACGTGGTTACGCCGGAGGAAATTCCGCGAGTTGGCAAAATGACCGCAAGGCAATTATATGCGACACAGGCAAACTTGCACGCGGTGGTTTCCTTCCTTGCCGACAGCGTGGCGCAGCTTCCGCTTAAGGTATACGTCCGCGATGACGAGAACAGCAGGAGGCGAGACCGTGACAGTGTGGCCGCAAAACTACTGTGGAGGCCGAACGCAGATCAGACCGCATACGAATTCATCAACGCGCTGACTGTTGAGCTGCTTCTCATGGGGTGTGCCGTGATGTGGCTTCTTCCGGATCCGGACAGCGAGAGCGGCTACCAGTTACGCATTATCCCGCGCGAATGGATTGTTGACACGGAAAGAGCGACAAATTACGCGCCCGATGTTTTGAAAGTACACACCGGAGCTGGACAGTTCATCGATATTCCACGGACAGAGTTTGTGCAGTTTCGGATGTATTCGCCCGGCAATCCCGGAGGTTACCAGTCACCGATTGCCGCCCTCCGTCAGACATTGCTTGAGCAGATTGAGGCCGACCGCTTCCGGACACAGATTTACAAGTCTTCCGGACGGTTCAACGCTTACATCACAAGGCCGAAAGACGTTCAGCCGTGGGATGACGAGACAAAGCGCAAGTGGTTAACGGCCTTCCGTGAAGGATGGGCACAAGAGGGTGGAAACTCCGGTAAAATGCCGTTGCTTGAAGACGGCATGGAGATAAAGCCGTATCAGTTCAATGCAAAGGAAGCACAGTACGCCGAGACTAAGCAGCTCTCACGCGAGGATGTTGCAGCGGCTTTTCACGTCAACCCGTCACTGATATGGCACACGACTACACAGACCTATGCCAGTGCCAAAGATAACGCACGTGCTTTGTATGCCGATTGCCTGGGCCCGACATTACAGATGCTCCAACAGAGGATCAATTCCTTCCTTCTCCCGATGGTTGGAGCAGACCCGCACGCGTATGTCGAATTTGATTTGACGGAAAAGCTGAAGGGTTCCTTCGAGGAACGCGCAAGTATCCTGCAGGCATCAGTCGGCGGCCCCTGGCTCACGCGCAATGAGGCCAGGGCCGACAACAACCTTCCTCCGATTGAGGGCGGCGACGACCTGATTGTTCCGCTCAACGTCCTGACAGGCGGTCAGGTGTCTCCACAGGATACGCACATGGACGAGCAGGAACCGATGACGACGGAGCCCGCCGAACCTGCAAAGATGCGGAAGAAGTCGGAGGCGGAAAAAGTCAGAGTCAAGGCCCGCTCAACAAAGGAAGAAGATGAGCGCATGGCGGAAATCCTGCAAAAGTTCTGGAAGCGTCAGGCAAACAGTGTGCTTCCGAAACTCGGTGCAAAATCCGCGTCATGGTGGGATGAAGACAGGTGGAATGATGAGCTTGCGGAAGACATAAAACCACTGCTCAACAGTATCGCAGACGCACACGGCAAGGAAGTCGCGGACAGTATCGGGTTCGATTATGACGGAAGCCGCACGAGAAAGTATCTCGAAGCGCTCGCAAAAGCGAGGGCACAGGCAATCAATGCGGCGACTTACAGGAAATTACAGGATGCGCTCGAAGATGCTGAAGACGAGGAAAACACTCCGTCACACGTCTTCGATGTCCGCCAGAACAAGGATGCGCTGACTTTCGGGCGGTCTCTCGCACTGACAGCGGCAGGATGGGCGGCAACACACGAAGCGCCACAGCAGGCAGAGAGCCACGGAATCCACCGCACTGTTGAAAAGATGTGGGTGACGGGCGACAATCCGAGGCCTGAACACGCCATGATGAACGGCGAGACGGTTCCAATTGATCAGCCTTTTTCTAATGGCTGTGAGTGGCCCGGCGACGAGGGCGGGGATCCAGACACGACATGCGGATGCAACTGCTCAACCGAAGTAATCATCAGCTACTAAGGAGAAAAGCCATGGAACACAAATACAAAGAATTCGCGCTCCGGAAATCTTCGGAAGATGCCGGAGAGATCAGCGGATATTTCAGCACATACGACAGGATCCCGGACAGCTACGGCGATGTGATCGCAAAGGGTGCTTTTGCGGAAACAATCGCAAAGCGCAAGGAATCTGGCCACCCGTTCCCGCTTTGCTGGAATCACGACCTGAATCAGATCATCGGCTCCGTGGATCCTGGCAGCATCGAGGACACCGACAAAGGCCCGCTTATGACGGCGACCTTTTTCGATACGCCGCTTGCGCAGGAGAAGCGCGAGATCGTCAAAAGCGGTGTAGTCTATCAGTTCAGCTTTGCCTATGACGTTCTTGAGGCCGGCCCCGTCGAACTTGAAGACGGAATTAAAGCAAACGAGCTGCGCAAGCTCGACCTGTTCGAGGTCAGCATTGTCCCGATTCCGGCAAACCAGAACGCGATCATGACGGATGTCAAGGCCGGACGCCGCAACAGCAAATCAGATGCGGACATTTTAAGACAGATCAGAAGTCTCGTTGACCAGCTTCTGGAAGACGAGGTTGATGATACAGAGGAACCAGACGACGGAGAGGACAAGCCCGAAGCCAATGAGGCATCAGAGGAGCCGAAGGCGAGCAATTCGGAGAAAGAGGATCTTCTGGCATATATCAAAAACATGGAGGTATAAGACTATGACCCTTAGAGAAGAGTTGCAGTCCAAAAAGGACGCCCTCTTTGCGCTGAAAGAGCGCATCGAGGCAGACGACGCCGAAGCCATCACCGAGGGTGAGCAGCTTAAGGCAGATATCGAAGCAAAAACAGCCGAAATCCAGCAGGCCGATAAGAAAGCGGCTCTGCTCAGAGTGATCGGCACAGCAGATAAGGAGGACACAACCATGTCTGAAGCAAAAGCCCGCAACCTGGGTGAGAATTTTGTCAATTTTGTCAAGGATTCCGATCACGGCAAGAAGTTTGATCTGTCCGCTCCCGCTTTTGTCAAGGCGGCGACCGACACGCAGACCTCCCCCGCCGCGGCGGTGGACTTCGCGACCACATTTGATCGCAATGTCGTAACCGCTCCGCGTACCCCGCTTGTGATCCGTGACCTGTTCGGTGCTGAGACCATTTCCGGCTCCACGCTGGTTTATCTGGTCGAAGGTGCAATCCAGGGCGCTCCCGCAGTGACTGCGGAAGGTGCAGAGAAGCCGCAGATCCATTTTGCGGATCCTACTCCTAAGACAGTCAGCCTGGCAAAGATCGCCTGCCACATCAAGGAATCCGATGAGTATATCGACGACTATCCTTTCCTGGCCTCCGCGATCAACGGCCGCCTGCTTTACGAGCTGGGACTCGTCGAGCAGAACAAACTCGTGACCGACCTGCTCGGCACATCCGGCATCCAGACCGGAAGCTATGCCGCAAACGCAACAGCCGCTGACATCGCCGACGCAATCCTGCAGGCCGCTATGGACGTCCAGAACGGCTCCGGCTTCGACGCAGATGCAATCGTGATCAATCCCGCCGACTGGTACACTCTCCGCGTCGCAAAGGACGGCGAGCTGAGATACTACGGCGGCGGCTTCTTCGGCGCGCAGAACGTTCCGAACCTCTGGGGCATTCCCGTGTGCGTCTCCACCGCTGTTGCGGCCGGCACGATCATCGTCGGTGCGTTCAAGACCTGCGGTTCTGTTGTCCAGAAGGGCGGCATCTCCGTCGAGGCGGCCAACACCAACGAGGACGATTTCGTGAAGAATCTGATGACCATCAGGGCGGAAGAGCGTCTCGCCCTGGCTGTCCGCAGGCCTGCAGGCTTCAAGAAGCTGACCAAGGCGGCGGACTGATTTTGGAATCGTGATCTGTGAGGGGAGAGCTTAACGGCTCTCCCTGTTTTTGAAGGGCGGTGAAGCCGACATGATGAAGGAATACATTGTCAACGGCAGACAGTATCAGTTCGAAGAAGGCGAACAGCCGGATGGAGCCGTTGAGGTAAAGAAAGTGGAGCCGCAGGACAAAGCGGTTAAACCGCAGAACAAGAAGCGGAAGGTACAGACAAAATGAGTATGCTGACAAATTGGGGGTATTCCATCACGGAAGCGGACACCATACCAAACATGATGGATTATGACGAATACGCCACCTTTACGGGACGGGAAGACAATCCTGACCGCGTAGAAGCGGAATTATCCGCGGCGTGCGCCTCTATCCGGAATTATGTCGGCTGGCATCTGTATCCTTCCGAGTCGTGCAGGCTGGAAATGCTTGCGAGTGACCGCAGGGTGATTTACAGCGGGCCGGACATGCTTGTACAGCTCCCGGCCCGTTATGTGCAGGAAGTGACAACTGTGACGGTTGACGGAACGGCATGCGGGCATTACTACGCAGATACAAACGGAGTGCTTCACGTCTTCGACACAAAGCCGTACAAGCGTTATGCCGTGATTGCTATCGACTATATCGCAGGCCTGACCGACGAGTTAATGGCTCCAATTAAGGAACTGATCGCGCACCGCGTCACGCATGCCATGGCTGTTCCTGCCGGAGTTACGTCAGAGTCTTCCGGCGGCGTGTCCGTCACGTATAACGCGAACTGGATCAACAACAGCCGCGCGACCGCACTCGCGGGCGACAACAAGGAATTACTGATTCCGTACAAGGTGCAGGGGGTGTTTTGATGGTATTGTTATCGTTTTGGACACAATCTATCACGCGCCTGCGGCCAGGTACGAAGACGGAAAGAGGCTCGGTTGTATATGACTGGAGCGATCCGGATGCGCTCGTAATTGACGGATGCAGTGTACAGCCCGCCTCCACGTCTCTCACGCAGGACGGACGCGTGCAGGGTATCTCTGACGGCCTGACTGTGTACGCTCCGGCTGATGCGGACGTGAAGGCTGGCGACCGGATAGAATACGGCGGAAACGTCTACACAATTAACGGCGACCCGCTTGTCTGGCCCGGCGCGGCACGTCTGCAGCATGTGCAGTTAAACCTTGTGAGGTGGCGCGGATGAATGGAAAACTTACGATCAAATTCAATCCGCAAGGCTTTTCCGAATGTCTGCAGGGAACAGCCGATTCCGTTCAGGCAGTCGCGGAGGACATCGCGGCGAGGGCGTCGGCGTACTGTGAAAAAGGCAGTGGCTTCCATGTGGAGATGACGAACGAAGCAAGATATCAGGACAGCGCTTACGGCGTCACTCGACCAGTTGCCAATGTCGTTCCAGACGACGATGAGAGCGCCGCAGAGGAAGCGGAAGATAAGATTCTTGGTAAAGCATTATGATCATCAATAAATCGATAGATATCGAAGAAGAGATTAGAAGCGCTCTTTCAGAATATCAAACTGCATATTGCCGACCGCTCCCCGCTGAGTACACGCTCCCGCATATCCTCATCACGCAGGTCGGAGGCCAGACCGTGCAAACAATCGACACGTTCTATGTGGTGCTCGATTCCCGCGCAGAAACAGAGGCGGCGGCGCTCGATTACCTGAACACGGCAATCGGCATTTTGAAGCAGGTGGCAAAAGAGCAGACAACTGCGATTCGCCACGTAACAGTTAATTCGTCCGGTTCATGGGGAAATGATCCCGTCAGGCCGGATTTGGCCATGTGCTCGGCTCGGCTCGACGTCGTGGCACATCAAACGATTAAGGAGATTTAATAATGAGTGATGTAAAACTTGGTATTGGCCGCGCTACGGGCATGTTTTATCACGCACCTGCGGGGACGGCACTTCCGACAGATCCGACCGCAACGCTCGCCACCGCATGGAAGCATGTTGGTGATGTTTCCGATGCTGGCATCACGCTTGCACTGGAAAAGTCAACAGAGAACATCAAGAACTGGGCCAACGTCGTTAAGCGCGTTGTGCTGACTGATCATTCCGAGACAGTCCAGGCCCCGATCATGGATACCACAGAGGAAGCACTCAAGGTTGTTGTCGGCGAAGACAATGTTGTTACAGCCAACGATGTTACAACGGTATCCCTGTCTGACGGCGCTCTTTCTCCCGCGGAGGCTTTTCTGTGGGTCATGAAGGACGGCGACGACATCATCATGATCGGATGCACACACGGGCAGGTGACGGCGGTCGATAATGTCACCTTCGCGCCTGGATCCGCAATCAACTGGAACGTCACTGTCACGGCAACGGGCAATGACGGGTTCAAGCTCATCATGGGCAGTGAATGACATAATTCGGAGGACATATGAAAGAGCTTACTCTCAGAGAGAAAGAAGATGATTTTCTGAAGCTGAACATCGGCGACGAAAGTTATCTCATCCCGCTCGCATCATCCATGACGCTCGACGAAATCAGAGCCATGGACGACAAGGAAAAGGCTTTTGAATTCATCCAGAAGCACACGGGTGGGAAAATAAAGATTGGACAGTACATGGACGTCATCACCGCATGGCAGGAGGCGTCTAACGAAGCACTGAAACAGACAGGGCACACCGTGGGGGAATCCTAAGCCTTGCGAGGTTCATCGACGAACATCGTGAGGCTGTAGAATACGACCTGCTTACGAACACCGGATTTCAGCTCTGCGAGATAGGGGGCGGCCTCAAATGGCCAGCCCTCTTTTCTTTTATCCGAAATATCCCGAACGGCTCCGCACTCATGGGAGACATCGAGCCGGAGTTAAAGGGATGGGGAACGACCGCAAAGACAAACGTTATCCTTGCGGATATTTACGACATGCTCGCCATGATAAACGCGAACATGGTTGCTATTGCGTCCAGAAAGAGGACGGCGCACCCGAAGCTCTACCCGCGCCCATGGATAAAAGACGAAGGCAGGCAGGAACAGCATTTCGGACGAGATCCTCTGCCGCCGGATGAATTGCGGGAATGGTTCGAACAAAAGAGGAAAGAGAAACATGCCAGTAGTAGCAAGCGCGACTCTTGAAGTCACTCCGGTCATGGCCGGAGCACAGCAATCTATAACTGAACAGTTAACAGGCGCGGCGCTTCCGGCAGCCGAAAAGACAGGCCAGGAATCCGGCTCGAAGTTTTCTTCGTCATTGGTAAAGGGTATCGGAGCGGGATCCGTTGCTGTTGCCGGAGCAGTCGCAGGTGTCAGCGGAGCACTGATTAAAACCGCCGGCGATACTGCGGCATACGGCGACCAGATTGACAAGGCAAGCCAGAAGTTAGGCGTCAGCTCCACGTTCTACCAGGAGTGGCAGGCTGTCTTGCAACACAGTGGAACGGACATGGATAAGATGTCTGCGACATTTAAAAAACTTGCCACGGCATCGCAGGACGCATCCGCTGATCAGCAGGCGGCTTTTGAAAAGCTCGGCCTATCCATGGACGATGTGAGCAAGATGTCGCCGGAAGAATTATTCACGCACGTTATCTCCGGTCTGCAGGGCATGGAGGAAGGAACAGAACGAACGTCCCTTGCTACCACCCTGCTCGGAAAGGGCGCAATGGAAATGGGCGCTCTGCTTAACACGTCCTCCGAAGACACACAGGCCATGATTGACAAGGTACATGATCTCGGCGGTGTCATGGGCGAGGATGCAGTTAAGGCGTCGGCACGGTATCAGGACAGCTTGCAGGACATGCAGACCGCATTTGACGGTATCAAAAACGGCGTTGGCGCAAAACTGCTTCCGGTCCTTGCGGATTTCATGGATAAGGTGGCTGATTTCATCACCAACACTGACCTGACTCCACTGACGGATATGGTCGGGAAAGCGGTCGAGGGTCTCGGAAACTTTATCTCCAACCTGGACATAGAGGCGATCGGCAACACCTTTCAGACAGTTGTTACAACTATCGGCGAAGTGCTGGGCACGGCCTGGGACGCCATGAGCATTGTTTTTGATGCACTGCAGGGTGCTTTCCAGACGATCACTGATTCACTCAACACCACAGGGACGGACTGGTCGGATGTATGGAACGGCATATCTGAAGTCATAACGACGGTTGCAACTGTCATCGGCGAAATCATCGGGATAATCGCAAGCGTCATTGCAGGCCTGATCACGGAAGCGCAGACGGAAGGCACGCTCTTTAATGCGGTTTGGGAAAGCATACAGATTGCCATTCAGGCAGCTGGCGACATCATAAAGGGAGTTATCGACTTCATATCGGCGCTTTTGTCCGGCGACTGGAAGGGCGCATGGGACGCTGCAGAGGGTGTTGTCGAGACGATGACCAATGCGATAGACAACGTTGTTACGACAATTTTTAATGGCATCGCCGACTTCCTTCTTTCCGTCTGGAATACGATTAAAAATACGGTTTCCAATGCGGTCACAGCTGTAAAAGACAAAATTTCCAACGTCTTTTCTGCGGCAAGGGATACCGTGCGGAATATCTTCGAGGGAATCCGCAACTCCATCAGCGAAAAGATTACAGCTGCTAAGAATACCGTTTCGAACATTGTGGACGGGATCAAAAATACGATTTCCGACAAGTTCGGAGCGGCGAAAGATACCGCCATGAGCATCTTTGACGATATCAAAAACGGCATCAAAGATAAAATCGAGTGGGCAAAAGACAAGGTAAGCGGTATCGTCGACACGATCAAAAACCTGTTTGATTTTGATTGGTCTCTTCCGGACCTGAAACTTCCGCACATATCAATCACCGAATACCTTGATGTTCCCGGCCTTGGAACCATCCCGGCTCCGTGGGGGATTCACGTCGATTGGTACGCAAAGGCGTATGACAGCCCATATCTTTTTACGAGCCCGACCGTCATGAATGGCCGGGGATTTGGAGACAGGGGGAACCGCTACGGCGGCGAGCTGGTCTACAGCCACGATAAATTGATGGACGACATTCGCAGGGCATCCGGCGGTGGAACGTTTGCGCCGACCATCAATGTTTATACGCAGGAGAACCAGAGCAACGAGGAAATCGCTCAGTACGTCATGGACAAACTGACGAGAGAGTATCAGAGGGCGGCGAGATATGTATAACGATGTGTTAGTTGTCGGCGACGTATCGTCTGCCGACTATGGGATATATGTGCTCGATGTGAACGACACGGACATGCCGAGACGGGATTATACGACCGTTTCGGTCCCAGGCCGTAGCCGCGACCTGCACTATGATAACGGCAGATTTGAAAACATTGATAGAGTGTATAAATGCTTTTCCGTCAGCATGCCGATGTTTGGGAACACAGGGGATTCAATATCCGCTTTTGTCGGTCGCATCATGCGGCTTAAGGGCTATCAGCGGATAGAGTGTGGCTTACATTCCGATTTCTATGTAAAAGGCGAGTGCCGCGGGGAAATGCAGCCTGTTTTTTCGGATGGCAGAGGAACGGCACAATTCGACCTGACCTTCGACTGTGATGCTCGCAAGTACCTCATTTCCGGCGAACAGGAAATCACGCTGACTACTGGAAATCAGACTATAACAAACCCCGGCACGCAGGACTCCTATCCGCTGTTTGTGTTGACGGGAAACGGCACCATTGACCTGTATGGGGAGCATGCAATTTTGGTATCCGGCAATCCGGGAACGCTTGTAATTGACTGCGAACTGATGGACGCTTACGAGCAGATGGCACATACCAATTACAACCAGTACGTGACGTTTTCAGACTATGATCTGTTTACCCTGCCACCCGGCTCAAGTCAGATACAGGTGGATGGATTTACGAGTAAGAAACTGATACCGAGGTGGTGCAGCTTATGAAACCTATTCTTTTCGCTCCAACTGCTACGGATTTTGACAACAACGGTCTGGGGGCGCTTGTGGACGCTCCAAGATGCATAGTGAGGGAAGAGCGCAACGGCCCGTATGAGTTGGAAATGGACTATCCTGTGGATGGTCAGCATTTTTCAGAGATCGAGCACAGCGCAATCATCTATGCTATCCCTGCGGATGGTAAGGGAGCACAGCCCTTCCGGATCTATGAGATTTCCAAGCCGTTTGATGGGCTTTGCACTATCTATGCGGAGCATATCAGCTATCAACTTGCACACATTCCGGTGACACCTTTTGGAAGGGTTACAAGTGTTGCGGCAGCTTTGCAGGGATTAAAAAACAATGCGGCAGAGTCCTGCCCGTATACCTTCTGGACAAACAAAACAAGTTCCGGGTCTTTTGAGGTTACGGAGCCTAAATCCATCCGTGAAATGCTCGGCGGCACACAAGGATCCATCCTTGATGCTTTCGGCGGTGGTGAATATGAGTGGGACAAGTACACCGTCAAGCTGTATCAGCACAGGGGGCAGGACAAGGGTGTCGTAATCAAGTACGGCAGGAACCTGACCGACCTCAAGCAGGAAGAGGCGATTGATACCACCATCACGGGCATATATCCCTTCTGGGTTGATTCAGAAAGCGGCACGCTTGTCACCCTGCCGGAGAAAGTGATCCATAGCGCCAATGCAGGGAATTTCCCGTACAACAGGACTGTGGTTGTGGATGCATCTTCCGAATTTCAGGATGAACCAACCGTTGTGCAGCTACGTACTTTTGCCAACAATTACATCACACAGACAGGCGTTGGAGTCCCGAAAGTCAGCATTGACATTAGCTTTGCACCGCTCTGGCAGACAGAAGAGTACAGGGACATTGCCAATTTGGAGCGCGTCAACCTGTGCGATACCGTGACTGTTGTGTTTGAAAAATTGGGCGTCACGGCATCCGCAAAGGTTGTCAAGACGGAATATGATGTGCTCAATGAGAGGTACGAGACAATTGAACTCGGTGATGCACGGACGAATCTGGCAAGGGAAGTGTCCTCTGATATCTCCAACAGCGTCAATTCGCTCGCCGCACGCATCCCCACAAAAAATGCAATTGAAAGCATCGTAGACGCCCAGACAGCGCTTATCACCGGAGCCATGGGCGGATATATCAAAATCGTCTACAATGCCGCAGGTCAGCCGCAGGAACTGCTTTTTATGGATACTGACGATATCCAGACTGCGGTCAATGTCATCAGAATCAATAAAAACGGCATCGGCTTTTCCAATGACGGCTATGACCCGACCAAATTTGTGTCGGCATGGACGATTGATGGGAAATTCAATGCGGATTTTATTGCTACCGGACACTTGCTTGCAAACTTTATTCATGGCGGCACACTGACGCTCGGTGGTGCTGATAATGGGAATGGTGTGTTGCAGGTTCTGGATGCGAATGGGAATGTTGTAGGCACATGGGATAAAGATGGAATCAATGCATCCGGAAATCTCACATTGAAATATCAGTATAGGACGACTAAATTTGACACTGTTTCGTATTATTTTTTGCAAAGTAATGATGCATTCACAGAGTATAGTGGAATCGGTCTTCAGGTGGAATACCTGTCATATGCTAATGTCGCAAGAAAACAATTTATCCCGTTAGGAAACGGAGACTATGTTGAGCAAGCTGTTTCAAACGGCACCGGATGTTACAATGGGTATTTATGCGGAAGAACAGCGGCATTAAATACAGGATATTATTACCAATGGGAATATTCCAATAAAGCAGATAGTGTGACATTGCGCGAATTTAATTTAAGCGACCCATCAAGATCGAAATTATTATTAGGTGTTGGTGAAGATATTGCGAGAATTGGAGGTGACGTCGGTGGAATTTTCGTTGATTCCATTACATTTCTCATAACAATGAATAATTCCCGTTTTTTATATGGAGATTTTGCAAATGGCGGAAGATTGTTGGTTATGGATAAAACTGTAGCTTTTACATCTTCTTCCTCCCGCCGCTACAAACACTCCATCCGCCCCATCGAATCCGAAGCCCTTGACCCGCACAAACTGCTTACCTTACCAGTCGTCCAATTCGAGTGGAACGAAGACCACCCGCTCCAGTACGACGACATGAAAGGTCAGACCATTCCCGGAATCATCGCGGAAGACGTGGAAGAAATTTATCCTGCGGCCACCATCCACGACACGGAGGGGCGGATAGAAAGCTGGGATGAACGCAGACTGATTCCCGGCATGCTTGCCCTGATTCAGGAGCAGGACAAAAAGATAAAGGAACTTGAGGCACGACTCGCAAAAATAGAGGAGATGCTCAAATGATAACAATTAACTCACAGCTTGACATGACGCCCGGCGCAATTCCGGTTGTTATA